TCGAGACTGGCGATCGTGGCCCTACGGGTCAGACGGAGCACGTGTGGAACAAACTTGGTGACGTGTTGGCGAAGGCGTACCGGAAGGGCGTTCGGTAGCCGGCTCGCCGTTTTGGAAATCCATAGGATACGAGATGGCCAAGCTAACAGGATTCGGTTGTACTCTTCGGGAGTTGGAGCCGGACGAAGTTGCGCTGCCGTGTGATGCCGGAAGAGTACGACTGGTCGTTGCATGATTGACTGGGCTGCCTTAGATCGTCAGGCGTGGGGGTTCGTCCGGGCCATGTCGATGTTCTGGGCGCAGAATCTCCAGATCATCGACCGGAACAATAACCTTGTCCCGTTGGTGGCGAACAATCAGCAGTTGGAGTTGCTGTACCACATTGGTTTGAGACTGGCCGCGGGGAAGCCGGTACGGATTCGCGTGTTGAAAGCTCGGCGGTTGGGGATATCTACCGCTGTCACAGCTTTGGGCATTTCCCTGACTCGGTTGTATCCGAACTATCGCGCGTTTGCTTGTGCGCACGACCAGGACGGCACGCAGACGATGTGGGACATGGCGAAGCTGTTCTTGCAGTACATGCCGGACCATGTAAAGCTCCCGATGGACAGGAGCAATACCAAGGAGTTGGCATGGTCCGCACCGCACCATAGTTCGTATCGGTTCAAGACGGCAGGTGGTGAATCAGGTCGGCGTGGTGTGGGCCGGTCGAAAGAGATTACGTTCCTTCACATATCCGAGAAGGCGTTCATTGACAACTGGGCGGAGATTGCCAAGGGCATTGCCGCCTGCGTTCCTGACACGAATCCTCGGTCGATGGTCATTGAGGAATCGACGGCGAACGGTGCTCAGGGCGCGTGGTATGACGGGTGGAATGACGCGGTAAAGGCTCAGGCCAATCGGTGGGCCGGGAAGGATCGTGCTCCATTCGATTTGGACGGATGGCTGCCCCTGTTCTTCTCGTGGTTGGACTTTCCGGACTATGCGAAGGATGTTCCAGTCGGATACGAGTGGGGCGATTTCGACGAGTTCGAGGTTGGCTTGAAGAAGCTCGGTGCTACTCCGGAGCAGTTGTACTTTCGTCGTATTCGTGTTGCGGAGCACTTCGACGGCGACCCTGAATCTTTCGCTCAGGAAATGCCCGCTACTCCGGAAGAGGCTTTCCGTGCGTCGGGCAGGCCCGCGATTCCGTCGTCTATCATCACGTATCACGATTCATTGGTATGTGAGCCGGTACGGAAGGTGGTTCTGTCTCGTGGTCCGAACGGGGAGTTGGTTGTTCGTGACCGAGACGGTCAGGCGTTCTACTGGCGTATTTGGAACGAGCCGCAAGAGCACACGGACTACACGGTATTCGGTGACGTTGCGGAGAATCAGCCGTGCGACCCGAACGACGAGCATTCGGATCAGGACGAATCGGCCGGCGCTGTATTGAATCGCAAGAAGTTCCAGTACGATGCTGAGGCTGTGGGGTTGATTGACGCGGACGAATGGGGCGAGCAGCTTCGGATGTGTGCGGAGTGGTACAACACTGCATACGCTTCCCCGGAGGCGAACGCTGTAGGTATGGCGGCGTTGACTGCATTCAAGGGATACGAGCGGACGTATCAGCGGAAGGCTCCTGTGGAGTCTATGGACGGCGACTTGAAGGCATTCTGGGGCTGGAAGACGACGACGCAGAATCGGGACTACCTGATTGACACATGGCTGGCGAACTGTCGTCCACATCCGAACGGCGGTTTTGACGGGCAGGTGAAGGTCTTCTCTTCTATTCTAGTGGATCAGGAGCGGTCGTTCGTCAAGAAGAAGAGCGGCAAGCGTGAGCATTCGCCGCGTTCTCACGACGATTTATTGTTTGCACACATGGGTTGTTTGCAGTTGCACTTTGACTGTCCGCGGACGTACACGATTCCGTACACGGTCCCGAAGCGTAGAGTTCCGAAGGGCACACCTCCCCCGTATGCGTATGTAGGCGGTCGTGACCCTGGCGTGGGATAGGGAACGGAGCACGTGTGGAACAAACTGGGCGACGTGATGGCGAAGGCATATCGGGCGGGCGTGAAGTAGGAAGACGTACAAGCGAGGACGATAGATGGGCGTAAAGAGCATTATTCGCAGCATAGTCAGCGGAGGGACTGCCCCTGTAGGGGAGAAGTCTGAACGCAATCGGGACCTGAATCAGCAGTTGGACGAGTACGTTCAGGCGGGGCTCACGGTAACTCGTGACTGGCTGGTGATGTGGCGAGATGCGCTCAACTACACGTTCAACAATCAGCTTTACGACCAGGACTGGCCCGAAGGTTGGCCACGGATTGCATCGAACTACATCTATCCGGCATTCGAGCAGGCGAAGGCGATTCTCTCTCAGCGTAGACCGCAGATGGTGACGAAGCCGTGGGATGGTGGTCAGGCGGATATTGAGGGCGCGAAGTTCTGGCAGTCGGTCTTGCAGTTCCAGTTCCAGAAGGCGTTGAACATGCCGTATCTGTGTTTGGACGCCTATATGGACTCGGCGATTTTCGGGTACTGCGTTGGGAAGGTGACGTGGGACGCACAGTCTCAGTGGAACGCGGAGCGGGTTGTCGAGATGGGGCCGGACGGTCAACCCCTCCCCCCGAAGCCTCCGCGATGGATTGGTGCGCCCCGGGTTCGCATGGTCCATCCGGCGTACTTCGGAGTGGACCCGGAAGCGGAGAACATTCAAGACGCGGCGTACATCTTCAGTCGCCGCAGGGTTCGCGTCGAGTGGGCGAAGCAGAAGTGGCCGAAGCACGCCAAGGCTATTGAGGCGGCTTCTACTGTCGGGGATGGGACGGACGAGTTCTGGGGTTCGATGCAGCAGCAGATGGAGCCGACGTTCTACTCCGACCAGAAGGGCAAGGGTCTTCCCAGTAGCGTGGAAGGTCGATTGGCCGCGATGATGTCGTGGGGGAACAAGTCGGCTTCGGTTCGTTACGACGGCCAAAGCGGTGTCATGCGTCCGACGTATGTAACCGTCGAAGAGGTGTACTGGCGAGACGACGAGCAGAAGAAGAACTTCGACAACGAGCAGGTCCCCAAGGAAGAGTTGATGGAATCGGGGGCTCTGATGTACGACCAGGACGTACCAAAAAATCCAGCCGGCGATATTCTGACGGAAGAGAACTGGCCGATTCGGACGGCGGCGGAATGGGAAGAGCCCGTCTATCCTCACGGTCGTTTTGTACTTCGGGTGGGACCGGAAGGCAAGCAGACGATTTTGAACGGAACGCCGGAAGAGCAAATCTGGCCGTATCGTCAATGGCCGTTCATTGTCGGTGTCAATTCGGCTCTTCCGCACATGTGGCAGGGTCTGAACGGTGTGGAGATGTCCCGTGGCTTGCAGGACTTCCAGAACAAGACCCTCTCTCACATGCTGAATGCGATTCGTCACTTCGCCGATCCTTGCTGGGTTGAAGAGGGCGGCGCGTTGATGGACAATGCAGACCTGACCGCAGAGCCGGGTAAGATCCTCAAGGTCAACCCGGGCAAAATGGACGGCGTGAGGCGGATGGATGGGGCGTCGATGGACGGGTCCATCTTCTCTGTTTACGAAGCGTTGGGCAAGGAACTTCGGGATCAGGGTGGAATGCAGGAGATTGGTCTGGGTCGTCAGGGTGCACAGAAGACGTTCGGCGAAGCGAACATGCTCTTGCAGTCTTCACGTCAGAGAACGGCGTTGCAGTCGTTCCACTTGGACTTGTGGGTTGTTGCGGTGATGGAGCGTGTTGCGGAGTTGATTCAGCGCAACATGACCGAAGGGGACGTTCTCCGGGTTGCCGGGGACGAAGGCGCTCCGACAGCTCAAGCGATCAGTGCTGGCATGTTGGACGTGAAGTACGACATTGCTTTGGATGTAGGGACTGCACTTCCATTCGACCGGGAGCAGAAGAAGCGGGAATTGGCGGAGTTGTTTGGGATTCTGTCGTCTCTTCCTGCGGCGGCTGTTGCGTTGTTGCCGAACCTTCTGGAAGTCTTCGAGATTGATAACGCGGACGCGATTGTCCAGAAGGTTGAGGAGGCGATGAAGGCGCAGGCTGAGGCAGAGGCGAAGCAAGCCGAGTCAGAAGCGAAGCAGGCTGAGCAGAAGGCTGTTGCTGCATAGAAGGGCGTATGATGGCAGACCATACGATAGTCGGCGTGTTCGTTCCGTATGCTCACAAGCTGTTCGAGGTGGGCAAATCACAGGGGAAGCTCACGACGGAATTCATGACCGAGGTATCTGGGTTGGATACTGGCGAACGAGGTGCGGTTCTCATCACATACGTGGATGGCGAGAAGGAATGGTTGCACAACGTGCCGGTGGTGATTTTGTGGTCGAAGCCGGAAGAGCCGATTCCGGAGATTGTAACTCCGGAGCCGCGGAAGAAGCGGAAGTACACGAAGAGGAAGAATCGCAAGATTGCGGGATAGTCCAGTGGCTGAGGACGCGGGCTTCATACGCCCGAGGCGTGGGTTCGAGTCCCACTCCCGCTATACGCGGTCATTCGACCGCATTCATGGCCGAGGGCGGCCAAAAGGCCAAGTGCCAAAAGGATACGCCCAAGGCAGTTCACTTTGAGCCGACTGGCAGGACAGAGAGCCTGCGAGTGCGGCAAGGAGACAATCATGCCGGAGGACACAGTAGACAACCAGGTCGATGTCAGAGCGCTTCTTTTGGGAGACACCAAGCCTCCTACCGAGGCAGAGGTTCCCGAACCGACTCCCGAGCCGGTAGAGAAGCCGAAAGAGCCCGACAAGGAACCCGACAAGGAGCCGGAGCCTGCGCCTGAGGACACGCGCCCCAAGCGCCCCAAATGGGACAAGGACCGGCAGCAGCGGGAC